TGCTACTATACTCGATAATCCCTCTGCTGTCAAGGCAATAATTACAGTAGTTCCTGCAGCCGAAGAAAAGTCTTGACTTGCGGCAGATATTGTGTTAAACTCTTTGTTCCATCTTAACCATATTCTTGCGTTTGCGTCTGTATTAATTGTATCATATGCTGGCACTCTCATCGCTACAACACCTGTATTATCTGCTTTTACTTGATAACTAGGATCACCTACTGCAACTCGTATTGTTTCGATTGCCATATTCGGATAAACATTCTCACCTATCTTCATAAGAAGTGGTACTCGTCTTACAACACCATCAATCTCTGGTGCTGTATTGATAACACCTACACCTGCTGCACATTGACTTAAAAATAATTCTGGTCCTACCATACCTGGCCACTCATATAAAAAGTTAAGTGGATTACCTATCTTTGCAACACCTCTTGGTACTGCATTACTCGTATTCTTTTGTGTTGTACCTACTTGAGCAATAACTGTGCCGTAACCTAATGTTTCACAAAAATATTCATCATGTCCAAATCTATCTTGTTCACTAAACAATATAGGCATAACTATAATACCTGTTTGTGCTTGTCGTAAATCTACAATTAAGTCTGCTATGATATCTCTAGGCCATGGCCATTGACCATACTTCTCGATTGCTTCTTCATCTATTGTTATGATTGTGATATCTTTTGAGGGTGATACTTCTTCATTTGCTAACATATAGTCAAATGATTTAAGTCTTAAAACTTCTTTGACCCATGGGTCTTGTAATCCAATATATGTCAATACAAACAACGTAATGAATGCTGTAGTCCAATGTGTCAATATTTTTTTCATTTAAAGTTTACTGCCAAAAGCATTACCAGTTATAATTGCACCAAAAGCAATATGAAACAACCCACCCATTTGTAAAGTATATGGGTTGTGGTGATCTGTAAGTTTTTTCATAAACTCAATTTGCAACATAGGGTTTTGATCCATAGTCATTAGTTGCTCTACAAATGATTGATATTCTGGACGATTAAATCCAAACCATATTGGCACTAATACAAAATCAAATACACATATCATCAAATATACTATTGAGATAGTCCACTTATATGTTTTCATGTTAGTTTTGATTAACTGTTATAGTACAAAATGAATGACCACACCATAGTGTGTTCGAATATGATTTGTTATTACCTGTTTGATTAAAATACATAGATGAACCGTTAGATGTTCTACCATCTACATCTACATTGAGTACGTTACCATCACCTACTTGGTCAATGTCTATAATGAATCCATCCATACTGACTATATCCAAGTCTATATCGTTGTTTTCACCATCTTGTACTATATCTAAACTACCACCGTCTGTGAGATTATCTATTGTTAAGTTTAAATCATTACCCTCTGCTAATGTACTTACAAACAATATCATGGTAATCAAAAATATTAACATTGATAATTCTTTAGTTATTCTAATTAAATTGTTGAATAGTGATCTCATTGTCCTGTCCTAATAGTTCGAAATCATACATCTCGAACTCTCCTTGTATAATATTTAGTATATATCCATACTCTTTATCTAATCTTAATTCAATATATGAACCAGAAGCATCCTCTCGTATCCACACCCATTGTGGATCTTCGTCTAGTATAATGACACCAGTATCTGGATTTTTACCTATGAATATACCATCTGTTGATTGTTGTTTATCAAACTCGTTTCTCATTTGTTTTGCAAGTTCTTCGTTGATTTGATCAAGTATATCTGCCAAGAAATTTTGTTGTAGAAAATCTATATCTAAACCTGTTACATATAAATCTTCTTCTTCCTCTAAGTAATCAACCTCTAAATCATCAAATTGTAAAAAATCTAGGTCTAATGCGTCTGCAACTTCTTTTAATCTATCTTCATAATTTTCTTCTTCTAATGATTTTGGTTTTGCTACAATTAACATATTATTAATCATGTCTAATTCTAAATTTAATTTTACAGGTGGTGATGGAGGATTTACTGTTGAGTTTACCTGTGTTGCTTGAAATGCTTGATTAAGTATGATTTGACCTGCGTCTGTTTCTACACTAATCTCACCGACTAAACAATTACCTGCTACATCACATGATGGTAATAATATAATTGTGCTACCACCCAGTTCATCTATTGTCATTGTAAAGTCTGTACCACGAACACCTATGGTCGCTGTAGGTGTTGTTATCTTTATATCTTGTCTTGAATTTTTTGCAATTTGTCCTGAGGCATATCTTATAGTACCAAGTTTTGCTGATAAATTTAATTTACCTTTACCACTATTAGGATCAAATACAAATTCATCTATGATAAGTTTACTGTGTTGGGTAACATCTACTCTGGTATCATCAAGAAATAATATACCAACTTTACCATTGCCTGTTTTTACTGTATCAAATTGTTCTATTGATGTTTCTTCTTCTAAAAGAATATTTGTGTCGCCGTCTTTACGATCAACAACACCGTTGCCTTCTATTTGGTCAACGTTACCTATGCTACCCCATAAAGAGGTAGCATAGAATAATATTAATATTATTATTGTCCACTTAGTCAGTTTGTGATATGTCAATATCATGGTTGTCACCAACAGTTGTCAAGTTTATTATGTTATCATAAACACCACTTTGTGTGATATCTACGTCTGCGATTGAACCAGTATGGCTGTGAACTAAGGTGTGTCCATTAACATCACCATTACCATTTATATCAATTAAGTAATTATTTGTGTCACCGTTTACGGTTAACGTTAATATAGCAGAAGTACCATCAATAGTGGCAGCAACAACGTTACTATCACTTCCTGAGGCACCTGTTATACTTACAGTTGCATTTGCAGCATCAGCAGTTTCACCTATGTCGATATCTAAATCGTTACTACTACCTGCCCATACAATGGACGCTGTAGCAGTAGCACATGAGGAACCTGTCCCTGCGCTATCACAATTAAAATCTATATCGTTTGAGTTTCCTGTTACATTAAATGTTCCTGTGAAGGTTGCACCGTTTACGTCAAACTTTAAAACGTTACTGTTACCAACTTGATCAATGTCGATAGTGGTAGTTGCACCAATCACGCTTGAAGCGGTTGTACTATTACCAACAGTATTGTTTTGTCCGTCTTGGGTAATGTCGAGGTCAAGCGTAGCACCTGATTGTGTAACATATATATCATTTGCCATTACCGGTAAGGCAAAAAATATTAACAATGTTATTATCTTAGCATACATTACTTTACTCCTCTATTTTAAATTGCCATAGACCCTTATCGATACCTTCATAAATCATATTATGAATAGCATGCTCGATTGTAGTTCTTATGGCATAATTAACAGGCTCGTTAGTTGCGACACCTGTTTCTATTTCAAGCGCTTTTGTACTCATATCTAAAAATCTGAATACATCTCCACCACTTGAATAACTTGCAATAGTCTTTGTTGCCGATACTGTCATTAGAATTTCTCCTGTTTGTACTGCAACAAGTCTTATCGAAACTGTTACTTGGTCTGTGCGATATTGTTCACTAACACCTATACCAAAATATCTTGCACCTGCACCACCAGATGTAATGTTAGCATCATATCCTACAATACCACCCTCTATAATAAGTCCTGCAAACTTTAGAGGTTTTAATTGATTCTTTACATCACTTTCTCCATCATATAATTCTCTTGTTGACCTTATTAATTGTCTTTCTTTTATTATAGCATCAAGACCTTGTCGTTCTAAAACTATAAACCATGGATTAGGACCACCTACTGCTTTTAAAGCATTGATAACCCATGTCTCTGGTCCTTGTGTTACTGCTGTTGATAATTGAGAAAATCTATCGTTAGGTTTTCTTTGTCCTGTTCTATCAGGAAAGTTATAAACTGCGATTGTAATTTGTGCTTGTCCTAGATCAGGTATCTTCTCTAGTCTTTTCATTGTATCTGTTTCTAGTGTATATGGTGTTTCACCATAAAATACACTTTCAGACTTTGTACTTGCACAACCGCCCAGTAAACATATAAGCAGCATTGCTACTGCAACTTGTGGTATAGTTTCCATATTTAAAATTTGAAGTCACCTACAGGAACAGACATTGTTGTTGTTGATCCATCAGGTGATGTGATTGTTAATGTGATTATTTCTGTTGTAGCATCTTTGACCCAATAGATTGTAGAACCTTCTACTTCAGCAGTACCACTTGTTGGACAAGTACCAGAACATTCTGTACCAAACATATTATCAACTAACTGTTTTGATAGGTTAGCATAAATTCTACTTTCAACGTTTTTGATAAACTTGTTGATTGTAGTATTGTTTTCTGCTCGAGCAGCTGCTGCTGCCGCTGACTTAGCGTCATCGCTTACGTTCTTTTCTCTACTATATCTTAATTGTTCAAGTGATAAAACATGGGTAGAATAACCAGACCCAGAGAAAGAAGGGTTGGCAAAATTATGCGTTAATTCACTTGCAATACCAGGTGTCGAAATCACATAACAAAATAAACCCAGCATCAATAATTTTAATGCTTTCATACTAATATTTATATAAAATAAGTAATGGAGACAAACAATATGACGTAATGTATCATTTGATCTGTCCATATTGAGTTCCAAAACATAGTGTTGTTTTTTACTAGTAAATAGTTAGAATTAATCCTTGAGGTGATATAGTCTTGTATCCAGTGTAAGATTGCCATGAGTAAAACCCAACCTAATATATCATAGAACACTACAACGAAAGGTAAAATATATGCCCCTACATGGGCAGATAACCAATAAGTTGATTTACTTTTTTGTGTTGCCATCTGCTCTGTTTGAAGAAGGCCGTCTCCTATCCAGTGGCAAATTATTATCTTTAATATTATCGCTATTTCCATGCTGTTTCTCCTTTTCATTTTCTTGCATTTCAAGTACGGTGTTTAGTTTTGACCTTAGTCTAATCAGGTCATTGTCGAGCATTCTGATTCTATCAATGAGACCTATAAGTACACCACTTGCTTCACCTAATTTTACTTTGACTTCGGTTGTTATGAAAGTGTAAATGAAGTAAATGAACCATCCCATAGCTGCGGCTGCAACTGTGGCAAAGCCATACTTGTCTATGATTTCTACAATGTCCATTAGTCCTTTCTAGCGTCTATTTTCCCATCTGCCCTAGAAATTCTATCTTCATCTGGTCGAAGTTTTAAGGCGTGAGATATCAGCAAATCTAATTTAATCATGTCATTGTTCATTGTTTTAATTCTATTATCTAATCCCATAATGATACCGTGCATACCTTGTACTTGACCAACTACTGATCCTAATATGTATTTTAGAATAATATAAATGAAAAGACCCATAATAGACGATGCTGCTACAGGTACACCAAATTCAATAACTAATTTAAAAAATAAGTCCATACTCCTATTTATGCATAAAAAAAGGGGCGTCAAGCGCCCCTAAATTCTTCTATATCTTAGTTAAGTTATTTTTTAGTATATATTGAGTATAAAACCCAAACAGCAACTAAACCAACTAACCCTTGAGCACTAAACCCAGCGATAATTGATTGAACATTTGCTATTACACTAATGTCTGGCCAAAACGGTACGTTTTGTCCGCTAAATAATACTTCAAGCACGATGCCTAGAGCGATAAGTGAAACACCTACGTCTGCTAGTGCTGCTGACCATGACTTTATCTTAGTAATAATTTCCATATAAACTCCTCGTTTAATTTGATATCTCAAAGTTCTTTCATAATATAATAGTAATATTTATATAAAAAGGGGTTAGAACAGAATATCCTAACCCCAATATAGAGAAAACAGGTGGAGAGATTACTCGTCCTCTTCCGCTAGTTTAGAAAAATAAGATAGCGTTTCATCGCCATCATCATCATTCACAACTTCTGGAGTCGGTGTATCTACTGTTTCTGCTACAACATCTGGTTTACTATAAGTTGTTGACGGTGGGATTGCAACATCTTCAGCAGTACCAGTGTTTCTAACACCACTTAAAACTTTATCAAGTTTTGCTTTAAGCTCATCATAAGATTTAAAGTTTTCAGGTGCCAGAAAAGGTTTTAACGCATACTGTTTATTCCAAATTTCTTCAATCGCCTCATCATTATCTTTGATTGCTGATGGACTATCAAACTCAGATTTATCATAATTCCAGTAACCATCAACTTTTCTGATTTTCAGTTTGAAGTTTGCACCTTCCCAGAAATCAAATGGGTTGATAGGTTTCTCATCTTCAAATTCAGGTTTCATCGCTTCAGTAATCTTATCAAAGATTTTCTTACCAAACTTAAATAGTTTGATTTGACCTTCATTCTCAGGATGTTTTGCGTCATTAATAATTAGAACATTTGCAACATAAGATAATTTTCTTTTTCTTTTTCTTGCAATCTCTTTATCGGCATCTACGCCAGAGTTCCAGAGTAAACTGTTTGATTCACTTACTGGATCTTTTTTGTTCATAGTTGTTAAACTATTTTCAATGTACCACCCGCCTGGTCCTTGAAATGCATGGGACCATAATCTTGCCCATGGTAAATCTTCGTCTTTAACTGCTGGTAAAAATCTAAAAACAGCATAACCATTACCTGATTTATCTAGTTCTGGTTTCCAGAATCTATCATCAGCATATGAGTTTGATTGTTTTTGAGGTTCGGCAACTTTATTTAGTTCGCCTATGAGTGTGTCTAAATTAGACTTTGACCTTTTTAAGGCCGCAATACTTGTATTCATATTTGTATCTCCTTGTATGATTGTATTTGTATTTTTATCTTATCCACTTTGTATATAATATATGTTTATATTTATATGCGAAATAGGTGGGACTATGGAATACCCACAAGTAACAGACCGGATTCCATTTCCTATTCTGTTACAACCTACTCTCACCTGTCGGCGATTTGACACCCCTTGTTTTCCAAGTTATGCCTGGGTACAACCCCTGAGCAGTCAAGTTCGAGCCTCTGGTAAAACCCTCTTCCTTGCACTATAAAAAGAAGTTTATAATTCTTCTTTTGCATATATCTTATTATAACAGATTTGAAGCATAATGTCAAGCATCTTCCCCAAATTTATTATATTTTTCTGACACTACCGATTTAAGTTCTGGTTCTTCTTTTACCGATTTACCGATATCAAGTGTTAGTAAATCTTCATCTAAACCATAATTAATTATTGATGTATTATCTTTTTCGGCAAGTTGTTTCTCTAGTTCTCGAATCTTATCTTCGGCAACTTCCAATAGATGTTTTAACTTACCAATCTCTATGTTAGCATCCATTACTGTATGCTCTGCTGTATATCTTCCTGCCTGATCCATAATTACACCAATGTTAGTATTTGATTTCTTAATCGTATTGCTCTATCACCTACTTGGGTTGCCCATCTAGAATCCATCATTTCTTCTGCTGCTCTTGTCCAATCACGATCATTTACACCAGCAATAAAATTCTTGAATTTAGATAGACGTGGTCGCCCCATGTTGAATGCCATGTTTACGATTACTTGTTGAGCAACATCTGGTAAATCATCTAAATCTGGAAATAATATTTTTGCTTCACTTACAAATTTAGCAACATCAGTTTCAAATATTTCGTTTACTCTATCTTCGCTTATTTCTGTTCCGTCAGGCTTACCATGCTCTGGGTCATTTTCTGTAATTAAATGTCCAATGCCAAATGTGGGATAACCAAGATGGTCTTTATATATCTCATATTTTACACCTTCATCAATTTTTAATTGTTCTCTTAATGCTTCAATGTTCATTTGTTCTCCTTTGGTTTAACCATTATTTTAGGTAGTATATCACAATTATATGATAGTGTTCTTCTTACTTGATCCGTGCCACTAAATGGATAAACAGTATGCACTAGTGTATATGGAAATATAAAGAAATCACCAACTTTAGGACTTAACCTAATCTGTGATATTGCTAGTGAATGCTGTTGACCACCTATAAATTCTAGATGTCCGTTTGATGGAGTTTTAGGATTGATT